TGTAGGATCTTCTTTGCAATAACACCATAAATCATAAAACCAACTAGCCGTACCATCAGGCGTTGAAATGAATAACGCCCAACCTTGTTTATCAGCTAACGCAGGTCTTATAACTTCAAACCATACTTCAGCTCCCATAAATGCAGCTTCATCTAAAACAACACCTGATAAACTTCGGCCCCTCAATGCCATTGCGTTCTCTGTTCCCTTTAACTCAATACTTGATCCATTAACAAGATCTAGTCTCAAATCTGTCTCATTCTTACTTTGTATCCATACTTTCGGTACTAACTTCTTTAATGCTTTCCATGCAATATCTTTTGCCATTCGATATGTCGGAGCACAATAAAAAAATGTTTCTCCTGGCTTGCTAATCGCTCCACGAAGAAGTTCGATACAACTTAAATATGATTTGCCAAATCTTCGACCTGCTACTAAGACTCGAAAGCGTTTTTCACTATTAAATACTTCACCTTGTGCCCATCTTAAATTTATTTCTGGTGCGGTTTTTACAGCCATAAGTTATTAGTTTTAAGAGATTTTGATAGATACCCCCCTATTTTTACTCCAAAACGCTTGTAAAAGGTTATTATTCTATCAATACCGTTATTTTGAGTTGCGTCCGTGACCGATTCATGTTTCAACAACTTTGATGCTGCACCCGTACCAGAAAAGAAGGAGGCTAGGCGTACTGTAGGAAATAAGAATCCTAGAATGTTGGTGGAAGCTAGGCAGCAACGACTTTATAGAAGACAGTTGGAAGGTCTACCAGCTAGGCAACTTGTTATAGATCATGCAAGTAAAGAAGGTGTTTCGGTTGCAACAGGTTGGAGCGATTGGAAACAAGTTAATGCTTGGAATGAAGAAGATTGGCAAAAAGATAGGGAGAATATGTTATCTCGTCTTCAAGCAGCAAGACTTCGACTTTATGAAAAAGCTATACGGAAGGGGCAATTACAAACTGCTGCTCAAGTACTCGATTCTATAGGTAGGGTTATAGGTGAAAGTGTAGAACATGTCAGTATTCAGGCTCCTGAACTCTCTATAAAAGTCGAATCTAAACAGGACTTATCATAATCACGTAGAACTTAGTTTCGGATATATATTTAGGTTCAGGGGGACGTGTTCTGATACGTCTACTTTTCGGAGCCGTCCCCCCTTGATACGACAACCTATTGGAGTAGTTGTTATCATAATCGGCTAACGGCTACAATTAATTGACGAACTAAAGTAATCAGATAGAAAAATATTTTAAAAATTAAATTGTTAAGATGATTGTTATTTCTACCATAATCGTATAGAATACGATCAATGGGAGAGCATTAAAAACTTTTCCATTTAAGAACCTAGAAAACCAGTTAGAGCAAATCATCACATTCTTAATAGAATCTGTGGCGAGATCTTAAGGCAGCAGCTCCAGAGCCAGCTTTTACCAGTTGGCAACGTGCTAAAGCTAAAAGAATAAAAACCAGCTCTACAAATAATTTTTCTTTCTTAATTTCTCATTCATTCATCATTCATTATGAACATCAGAAAAAAGCAGCAAACGATTTACGAAAGCAAGGCAGGAGACTATCTGCACACTTCCGAATCTTTTATTTTTGAGATAATCGAAGACGAAAGCGGGAGCTGTAAGGAAAGAATGATCAAGCTTACTAACAGAACAGAGGAACAAGAGGTAGTCTTGCTAGTCAAGATCGACACTTTTTCCGAAGCTGTTGCAGTCTTTAGAAACCAAGCTGCCAACCGATTTGACCATACAAACGGATACAGCGAAGGCGAAGAGATCAAGAAGTTAAGCCAAGCTTTCGAACCTGTTACACCTTGGGAGGATTAAAAAAATGTCTGCTACTGTTTACGAACCAAATAAAGCCCTAGCTAGTCACTAGGGTTAATTTCTTTTTTTCTTATTATGTCTCAAATGATTAAACAGTTAGGAAGCAACCGCACATTGTTAGATCTTGGAAGCGTTCAGATTCTATACAGTTACGAAACTCCAGTTTTGGCAAGGTTAGAAGATGGAAGTTTTTTACGATCCAAAAACTATTACAACAATGGCACGACCAGAACCACAGAAAAACATATCAGTCAAACGCTAAATTTTTTCTGCATAGAATATGGTCTTCAAATTGAAAATTTAAACAAGCCCGCAGAGTTAGTAGACCAACAAGAAATCGAAGATTTAATACCTTTGAGGATTTAAAAAATGGAAAGTTTTATTTTTCTATTGGGAACAATTATCTTGATGTATTATTTTTTAATTTTAATACGAGCGAGATAAAAAAAATAGCCCTAGCTAGTCACTAGGGCTTTTCTATTATTTTAAAAAAATGAAAATTGAGCATAAGATAGGACATCAGGCAATGGTAAAAATATCATTAACTGATAGATCACTAATTAAAAAAGCATTTAACAAAAAAGGAAGCAAGACGAAACAATGCAAAGCTTTAAATGTAGCAAGGCAACAAATTTATATTTGGATGGAAGCGGAAAAAATAGAATTAAAAAGACTTTTATTTTTACAAGCATATTTGGAAATCACAATCGTAAGTAAAAAAGATTTATCAAATTATTTTGAAATTCTTTTAATAGAATCAGAGAAATTTAAGTTTGAAGCTAAATTGAATTTATTAAAAAAATAATTTGATTAATTAAAAAAGTACGTTAAAATTAAAAGTTCAGATTTTTTCTGAACTTTTTTTTTTTTTTTTTTTTTTTTTTTTTTTTTTTTTCTTAGCAATTTTCGTAACGAGTGAGCATAAGGCGTTGATAAAGAAATTTATTTTTTTTCTTTAATTCGTCGTTGAGAATAAGATCCCAATCATCTTGATGAATGGCTTTTAGGCTATTGAATGGCTCAAGGCGTTGAGGATTATTTTCCATGAATGATTTTTTTTGAAGTTCTAATTTTAGAGCTTCGACTCCGTGGTGATGAATGAAATTTTTAAGTTGTGACACTTTACTTGTTATTCTGTCTTTAAAAGGTTATCATAGAATTGTTAAAAACAATTCCCATTATGAAACTTTTAACAGAATCCTTAAAAAAGAAGATTCCACCTTTATATGCTCAAGATGGAAAAGGTGACAATGCTACTGTCTACGCTAAATTTTTCTGTCCATGGAATAGTTGGACTTGGTACGTTACAGAATACGATCCAAAAACAAATGAATGTTTTGGATATGTTGACGGTGATTTTCCAGAATTAGGTTATTTCTCTGTAACTGAATTGGAGTCTGTGAAACATCCTCAATTAATGCTAGGCATTGAGAGAGAAATTCACTTTGAGCCAAAAAAACTTAGAGATATTGAGGGAGTCAAATAATGACTCCTTTAATGGAATTTCATTCTTTATTTCTACCTGATTTTTATGGTAGTGCTTTAGTAAATAATGATTATTCAGGTTTAAATGATGATGATGAAAAATCATTGCATAGTTTAACCGAATATTGGAAAGACGATCTTGATTTTAGTGTTATTGACGTTCCAAGTGATGAAAATGCTTGTATTGAAAGTCATTTTATGACTTATCACGATGCTAAAGATTTTGGCGTTTTAGCTTGTGATTGTTGGGAATACAAAATACTAATTAAACCTAATTCACCTTTACTTTCTAATTAATTATGTACTTTGATCGTTTTGACATTGTTGAAGCTTACCATCTTTGGTTTACTGATTTTTACGATGGAATGTTTCATCCTAACTACATCCGTAGATGCAGAATAGAAGAGAATTTACAGTTTGAGCCAAGCATGAGTCATAGTTATGACTCCTTAAGTGAAAATGGAAAATTTATTTATGACGAATTAAAAGCTAAACAATTTATATCTAGGAGTTATGAATAATGGAAAGAGATTTACAAAAAGTTCTAGAAACTTTAAAAAGTCACGAAGCAGACAATGAGTTACTAAATGATGTTCTACTTATGATTTTAACGAACCAAATAGAATCATTAAGAAGTACCAAAAATGCAGTTAGCTCATTGAAAGATAACATAACTGAAGAAAGAGCTATTACTCAAAATCAGATAGAAATTATTAGAGATTTTGTAGCTGATTTAGCTGAGAGACTTATTATTTTGGAGAAAAAATTATGAATTTCAATGTTTCTATTAACTGCGATAATGCAGCTTTTGATGATGATCTTACAGGGATAGAAATCTGTAGGATCTTACAATCAATCGAAGATAAATTACAGCATGTAGGTTACATAGAATCACAAGAAAATTTAAGAGGAAGGATAAAAGATTTAAACGGTAACATGATTGGTTTTTGGGAGTTCACACAATGACTTCACAATTTCATCCTCCCAAAGGTGGTTTCCATAATCAAAGGCGTGATAGTTATAGGTATCACGGTAAGAAAATTAAAAACCATAATGATCCTTCAGTATCTTTTAGTCATGGATTATTAGGTGATGTTAATTTTGATTTTTGTTATTTAAACTCAAACGGAAAACGTACCAAAGCATTAATTGATTATTGGAATAGAAAAAATAAAGATAAATATGTATATGAACAGTTTAAACATAAAATTGGTAACTATAGGAGTCCTATAGGTTATGCAAGTTGGGATTGGGTTAATAATTGGTTGCTTCAATTTCAAGCCGAACCAATGCTTTTAGATTTAGCTAAAAGTATGGCTAAGAAAAATGATGATGAATTACATTTGCTTAGCTCTATTGAACAAACTATTATTTTATCTAGTTCTTTATTAACTTCTAATTTACAACCAATATATTTAACTAGAGCAATAACGGAAGATTTAGCAAGAACAGATTTTAAAGGTTTTGATGCTCCACCTAATGATATATATCCTGTTTATACTTTTATGTTACCTAAAAGTACTGTATCTAATTCAATGATGACGTTTGAAGAAAATACTATTACTGATGATTTTTATACAATTATTGTTATCTCTCATAAAGCATATATAGAAACTTTAGAAACATTAGCGAATAGTTGGAAAGATCACCCTAAAGCAGTTC